AATGAATACTGGTTGGCTCTTGCGAAGCTTTGAGCCATTCTTTTTCTTGTATGCACGATTCTTTAGGCAAGCTTCTCCGCCGTTACGCTGATCTCCTTTTTTGTCTGGGCTAGTATTTCCTTCTGCAACATCAACGGTACCGTCTGCGTTAACTGCAACAACAATGCCAACATGAGAAATTCTATCTACACCATCATTTGGAAAATCAAAATAAACAATATCCCCAACTGCTGGTGCTGCAGATTCTACTGGTTGCCATGTTCCAGCTTTAATAAAAGCTTGTGCTCCCGCTGGAGTGTAAACTGTATTTGGAACCTTTACGCCAGCCTCATTTGCACACCACATAACGAAGCTTCCGCACCATGGCTGAAAGTTAGACTTTGTAAACTTACCATACTTTGTTTCATTATCTTTTGGACCTTCGATGTATCCAATTTCGCCTAATGCTACTTCTACTAATCTTGCTGCTGATCCTTGTACTGCTGTCATAATATTCTCCTTTTAGTATATCTATTTATATTATTATATCATTTTTGATATTACAATATGTCGTGCCCCCGATAGGATTCGAACCTATGGCCTAAACATTAGAAGTGTTCCGCTCTTCCTCTGAGCTACGAAGGCATTATTTAAACTGGGACTTTAATATTATTTGATAAGAAGTTTGAGTATGAATATCTGTGTCCACGTAAAATCATATTGACTCCATGCGTACAGTCTTCCTCAGCACTATGCACAACCAGGTCTCCTGGATTTGGAGAGTATTTAATGTCCTGGTATGAGTAATATAGATCTCCGCCTTCTTCTACACTATTAAAATATACTACCATTCCATACTTAGTATCTTTTACTATTTTGTATGGGTCTCCGTCTTTTAGCAACAAGCTTAGTTTTCTTTTTTCAATAAAGTCATGGTTGTCTGCGTGTTGGCCCCAACTATCACCCTCTTTCATAACGTTAACAGATAGATTTGGATGCAATGAAAATTCAGAGCCAAAAAATAATGTGCTTTTATTTAACACAATCTCCATATCAGGCAAAGGCACAGAAATTCTATTTTCAAAAGCTGTACCGTCTAAAGATTTATTAAATAAAGACTTTTCTCTTACAATATCAAAAGCTAAAATTAGTTTTGAGATTTCGTCTTCAGATAAAAAATTTTTATAAACATATATGCCTTCACCAATTTTGCTGAAGCCCTTGTCTAAAAAGTATCTATCTTGCATATCTTCTCCATTCTGTGTGTGCCAGGTAGGACTTGAACCTACGATTACCGAATTATGAGTTCGGGGCTTTAACCAACTAAGCTACTGGCACCTTAGCTTAATTGTACTATATTATCAGTGGGTGTCAATAGAAGACTCTACTATTTGCTGCACATATTCTGAAAAATGTTTTCTGATGTTGCCAGCTGGACGTGATCCAAAAGAATCCCAAATTCTTTTATATTCAATTACATTGTGATATGTTGTTGGACATAAAATTAACTCATTATAGATTTTTAATGTTGTAGGCAATGGAACGTGTTTTGTACAACACTTGCACTGCTTTGCTTTTTCTTGGTACTCGCTCATATTATTTCCATGCTTTCTATAGATCTTGCTAAACTATCTGGCATTCTTGGTGCACGAATCATATTTTGAACATACTCTATTTCACCATCATTTTTATTGGCAAAATCATTATCGTAACTCATTGATTCGTAATCATGAATTTTTATTTCTTCATCTCTTCTTAGCCTGCTCCTGCTAATAGAATTATAAATAGCCCCGCATACAGCATCTGCTAAGTCTTTGGATCCTTTTCTTGGGTGGTCTACCTTGTCTCTCATAATTCTTAACTGTAGCAATTCATCAATAAGTAATGGTATATGTGGGCCAGATAATCTTTCTTCTAGCACTACCATTGCCATATCATCGTAATGTTTTTTTGCCACTGATAATATTTCTGTATTGATTCCGTATGTCTTTAATTGTTGCATCATATCGTGAGAGTTCCACCTATCAAATGTGCATACCTTTATGTTAAATCCTCGTGTTCTTAATGACAAAATGTAGTCCTTTACCTCTGTAAAGTCTACTGATTTATCTGGAGTTGGTGTCCAAAATCTTACAGCATCAATTTCTACAATTGGTGCAGGTTGAGAATATGTATCTGTTACCTTAACATCTACCCATCTATTAACATGCCCCATGGCAACTGCACAATGGTCATGCTTTTGCGCCAAGTCCACATGTATAAAATAATCTTTGCCTTCTTCTGGTTTAAACCACTCTTCTAGTCTGCCAAAAGAATCCACTGCTAAATGTGCTTTGCTAAAAGCTTTTTCAATTTTTTCTCTAGATTTAAAGAATGCATCCACTGCATCAGATGGCATGCATGCAAATCGACCAAGCGCATCTTGAGGATTTTTGTGAAATGCAACTGTAAAGTCTGTTATTTTTTTTGTGGGATTGACTTCCCATGTAGGTCTTTTAAGCGCAAAAACACGTGGGTACACATAGGATATTATGTGATCTTCTTCCCAGGAAACTTCAAACTCATTGCCTTCAGTGCCATCTGGCAAATCCTGGTCAAGCTTTAATATTTCTGTTCTAATTATTGTTTCTTTTTCTGCAATAACAGATTGATAAAATTTTTGTATAGGGTCGTTCTTAAAACGAGGAAAAGACAAAAGTATAACTTTACCAAAGTCTGGAAATCTTGAGTCTACTGAAGCACGGTACATATCATATATGGCATCAGCGGTTTTTGCCTGATCGTGCCCACTTGTGTTTTCTGTTGCAAAGCCTGAGATTTCATCTAGAATTACTACCAAAACGTTATAGCCTTCCCAGGCCTCTCTTTCAGAGTGCCCAGAATGAACTGTTATAGATTTATCAAATTTAATTTCTGATGCTTTGTCAGTGTATTTACCAGCAAACCAGGGTGATACTTCGATTCTCATTTTAAAGCCCTTAAAGAAAACGTTATTGGCTTGTTGTGCGTTTATTGCAATGTTGAGTATATCTATGGCATCTCTAGGAGGCTTTCCATAATATGCGGCTGGATCTTTTAAACACAAGAGTAAATAAACGATGTATGCGACTGCAATTGTAGAAGAATAATCTTTTCCAGATCCCTTGCCTAATTGTGCAATTACTTCCACACATGTCTGCTTAAACATCTGCTTTCCAAGCTCTTCTCCATAAAGCTTTATAAGGGTTGACTCCTTATATATCTGAGAGCTTCTTGCAATTAATGTGTACTGATTTTCAGAAAGTGGGGGCAAGCCCAAGTAGTCTGGGCTTGTAACAAAAGTTCTTAGGTCTACTGGCCTTTCTTCAAACTCTTCTCCATCAAGAATCTCTATAAAGTCAGAAAAATCAAACGCCATGTGACTCTTCAATTATAGTTATAGGCTCTACTATCCCAGTTATTTGAGACAGACGCTTTGCCACCTCTATCTTGCAGTGACTACAGCTTGAAGTTACTTCTTTTAATATACCTACAAGCATTTCTTGCTTTCTTTCTGTTTCCAAAATCTGAGAAGCCATCTCATTGTTTTCTAGAACACCCACGGATTGAAGCATTGCTATTCTTTTATTTTCTATGTCTGCAATTAACTTTAAGGTACCAGACTTTACACTTAATTGGCCTTGGGTGTCAGCATCCTCTACGGTTTTCCATGCTTCTTTAATCAGCATATCGTAGTGCTGATCTGCTCCCATTAGCGCTTCTTTAGCTCTATCCCTAACGTTGGTGTCATTATGTACGACAGATTTCCACTCATCGATATATTCTAGGACTTCTTTACGTGTAAAACCAGTAAGAGTTGCAATTTGAGTTGCAGAGCTTCCCTTGAGTAGCTCTGAAACTACCTTGTTCATTTTATCAAAGTGTACGGACGGCTCTATTTCAGTCATTAAATAAGTATACTTCTAGTTGACTAAAATGTCAATTAGCGCTTGACTTTTATTGCAAATTTTTCTATATATCTTTGTATTGTCATGGCAGAAACACCGCACTCTTTTGCTATATCTACAATGTTCTTTTTTTGAATTACATACCTATTGTGAAGCCAAGCTTTGTCCTGGTACAATTTCATCTTTTAGTAAGCTCCTTATTGGCATAATGTGCAATCCCAAATGAGTCTGCGACATCAAAGTCTTCTACTGATAAATTATACTTTAAGTTAAAATAATCTGCGGTTTTTTGCTTTCTCATATTTCTTATATAATTTTTATACCATGAGTCTGCATGTCCTGGGTAAGCTATTCTTACCGCTTGTTTTTCTTCTTTAGTGGGATTTTTATTCCCAATATATGACTGCCAGGATGTGGGAGATATGGTTATAACCTTGGCGCCAGTTGACATTAATTCTGCTATTACAACTCCATAAACATAGGAAAGCTTTATAACTGCATCTGGAGATCTAACAAGAACAGCACCCTCTACAGCAATATAGTCTGCCTTTAGCTCATCAAGCATCACGCCCATCTTTACTTTTGCATCATATATTTTTTCATATATATCAGTGCCGTAAAGATTAATTTTGCCCCATTTTAATGGCACATCATTTTCCATAAGGCAAAATGCTATGGAATTGGTGGATGCATCTATACCTAAAACCTTTGACGCTTTTGTTTTAACTAGGCTAGCTAATGTCATTTATAATTCCCATTAAGTCTTTTTTATTTTTTGAGTCTTTTGACTTTATGCATTTAGCGCATATGTTTTCTGAATTATATCTGCTAAGTAATCCAGCACATGTTTTACATTTTCTTGGTGCCCCATTTTTTATGGCTTTTTTTTCATAATATTTTTCCATTATCCTTTTGTTTGTTGCTATCCTACAACATTCATCAGAGCAATATTTTTGATTATGAGTCTTTGCGTCAAACAAAATACCACACTCGGAATTTAAACAAATCATTTAAACACCTTCATAAGATCAATCTCTACTGTACCAGGGTTAGATCCTTTTGCCCAGCATTCTTTTTTAACTGGACAATATGTGCAAGGTAGTTTATACTTAGTTGCATTTTCTGGTCGCTTTGGTAGGTCGCCATCTTTAAAGTTATCCCAAACATCTTTCATCCACTGAAAAGCGTCTTCTATGATTGCTTTATTTTTATCATTCATAGAAATTGGGATGATTAGTATTTCTTGAGTATTTTTATTTTCATACAAGAAAAAACCCTCTTTAGCATTTTTTAACTTCATATATGTAAGTAGCTGTAGCATGTGGTTAGGAGAAGACTTCATCTCCGCCTGCCTTGTGTCCCACACTTCTTGTTTAGCAGTTTTAATTTCTCCAATAACAGTTTCGCCATCATACTCCATGATTAAATCTATAAAACCACGTATTGGAGGATACTCATTAATTATTTCCTCTTCTTCTGCCCTCCATTCAGGCATAGTTTTAATAAGATTCTGCAGTCTTTCGTGTGCTTGTGTGCCCTGTGCCATATTGGCTACAGCAACCGCATCGTTATCATCAATAAATACTGCACCAGTAAATGCCATGTACCAATATCTTGGGCAGGTTCCATGACCATATCCTAAAGAGCTTGGACTAAATGATTTTTTTGTAGTGTCTCCGTCTGGTCTTTTAGTATTTCTATAGGACTCATCAAGCAACTGTGCAAATCTTTCTGGATCAAAGAAGTTTCCTGTATGTTTTTTAAATTTAAGATTTTTGACAATATCTCTGGCCATTTATGAATTGTACCTAACGACATACTTGAGTGCGTCTACCAATTTATCGATAGACTCTTTTAATGAGTAATAAATGTTTTTCTTGTTATTGTTTACCGTACCAGCTTTGTCCTTTGCTATAGTAGAATAAACAGATGCAAGCACTGCAAATTTAGTTGACATTGCCTGAAGTTCCATTATTAACATTGGTGCTTTAGCTGAAGGAACATCTGGGTTCATTAAAAGCTTAACCACTATAGCAAGGGCCTTATCCAAGTGGTCGTCATGCATAAAATCATGCAAGTCATTAAACTCAGTTATATCACTAATAAGCTCTAGGGTATTTTTATCTTCTGCCAACCTTAATCCTCTTATCTATCTTGTCAACAAAAAGTCCTAGGCCATACCCTACGGACAAACCAATCAAAAATGCAATGAAAGAAATAATAATACTAGTTTCCATTAGTCTTTATCTTCCCAAGTACTTACCGATTTAGGGAAAAACGGTATACCATTGCCATGCTTTCTTTCATAAACAGATGTACCTGGTAGATAAACATCTTTTTGATAGAATCCCATCAAGTCTTCTGTCTCTCTAATATAGTCTTGCATGACAGCCCACTGCTCTTTTCCAAACTTTTTTTCTCCTTCTTTAAATCTTTCTGAGCCAGAGTGTTCCCATAGTAAGAAGTTTCTTATTAGATACTTGTCAGCACCTTTAATTGTTTGAGCTGCATGAAAAAATGGCTTGGCAGAAGGA